GGATCTCCACTAAGTTGATTTGATCTGGAATCATTTACATAATCTGTAATTGGTTTATTCAAACGATTTCTTCCAAATATTGCGAATGCAGTTTGAGTATCAATAGCAGGAGATAAGTTAGGATCTTCTGGATCTCTAGACATTGAAACTCCAACAGTTAGAGAACGATTCTTAGGTAATGCAGTTAATCTAGTAGTTTCATTTATTTGTGAACAAACTATTCTTGTAGTAGAAAGATCGTTTACATCATTTAATTGAACTGCTTCAAAACCTTGATCTATAAATGATGGTTCTGAACCACCTGGACTTGTTCCACTAACAGTTCTAATTGTTCCAGTAACACTAGAAGAACTACCAGGTGTAATAATATCAAATTGTGGTTGAATTCTATTGAATTGAATATTTCTAGAAACTCTAATATTCTTTCCACCAACAGTAGATTCATCTCTAAAGTTTAGAGTACTCTCTCCACTTGATCTACCACCTCTATTAAATTCTATATGATACGTATCAATGTCTCTGTAGTTAGATAAACCTGCAGACATATTATGTTCTGTATTAATCCTAATTAGAGAAACGTCTCCAACTTCATACTTGTAAACAGGATCATTTACAAAATGTTTTTGTATTGCAGTTCCATCTACACCGCGAGTTGCAATTCCAAGTTGTCCACTTCCAATACTGTTATAGTAAATAATTTCGTTATTTACCTTTAAGTATCCTGAAGCAGTCGTAATACCTTCAAATGTTGAATATGAAGTTGTATCTGCAAGAGATATTTGAGTATCTGTTATATCAAGATCAACTGAAAGTGTTGTGGGTACAGTATCAGGTGATATTCCTGTAACATCAACTATGTTGTTATCTGCACTCATACCATGATTGTAATGATTTATCTCTAAAACATTACCTGCATATAATCCACCAACAGCAGTAGAACTAGTAACTTGAGTACTTGCTAATGATACACCAGGTGTATCATTTACATATATCTGTAAATTTCCACCGACAGTGAAGTTATCTCCCTGAACATTTGTTAGATATAGAGTATCAACATCCATTGTATCTCTAATGGTCATTCTTGCTCCAGAGCCTTTGTTACCTACATCAGCAGTTGTGATTCCCACAACATCTCCAGTTGAGAATCCATTTCCAGTTTGAATACCTAATGTATTCAATACAATTCCATTTAGAGTTCCATCTGCATTAAACACAACTGTTTGTGCTCTAAGATTTCTTCCTCTACCTACAATTGAATATAATCCTACATCTGTATATGTTCCTGCAGAATAACCAGTACCAACATTTGCGGTTGTAATACCAGTAAAGGAAACACCACCACCAACATTTTCAATATATCCATTCGCAAGAGAAGCACTTTGTTTAACTCTTGCACCTGGTACTAATTGATTTACAACAGCAGGAAGTGTTGAACTAGTAATACCTACATCAATCTTTCTAGGATAAACTTTAACTGCATCTGGTTGTAGTCTAGGTACATTTTCATTTACACTTTCTAAAGTTGGGTTATAGAAGAATGCAGTTCCTGCAGTTGGAACGAAGTTTGCTTTATAAAGTTTAAACTTCATGTCTTCAAACTGACTTGGAGTCCAGATAGTTCCGTTTTGAGATTTAAATAAACTACCACCAATGTATTGTCTAGTTACCATTACTGCTTCTGCATCTGGTAAATTCTGTCCATTTATAGTTCTCTCTCCCATCTGAGCAATCCAAACTTCATAGTTATTCGTTGTAGGTGCAAGAAGAACTATTGCATACTCTCTATTCTGTTGTAAGTATATTGGAGATGGGAATTTAACGTTTGTTGCAACAGAAGCATCAGTAGATACTGTTATATCTGATGGATATAAAACTGCTCTTGCATAATCATGAACTAATCTATCTGTTGGAGTTCCAAGTTCAACTTCCCTAACTTCAACAAATACTTTTTCATTCTCATCTTTACTTGAGAAATATAGATCTACAGATGTTAGGAATGCTCCTGTCTCATCTACAGTAAATGATTGTGCTAAAGGATCCTTACCACCTCTTCTTCTTCTCCTTCTACGACGACGAGGCACTGTCTGAACAACAGTATCTTCTCTAAAGGTTTCAACTATTCCAGTTGCAGCATATCTTCCCTCTCCATGACTTATTAGTAAACTACCAGGTAATTGTTCAGCATCTGTTGCACTTGTAGTTACTCTGAAGGTTCTATCTCCTGCTTTAATTCTAACTGTAGGAGGTGGATTTGTATTAGGATCTCTAATGAAGAATGTTCCTATTAAGTCCCCAAATGTATCAGTAATTAACCTTACATCTGTAACGGTTGCTGTAGCACCACTATTTGCCCCTACAAGAGTCATTCCTGAAGTAATATACCCAAAGTATGTTCCTTGAGCATTAGCGGATAGAGAGCGTGTGTCAACGTTTACAGTAGTTCCTGATGCAGAATATTGAGTGCTTAATATTTCTGAAGTATTATATGGGTTTGCATTATAAGTTACAGTTGGAGCATTATATGTACCATCTTTATGATCAGGTCTTGCTGTTCTAAATGTTATTAATTTATCAGATCCAACAAATCCTTCTACAGTTTCTCCAACAGAAAATGTACCAGATACCATTGAAACTTCAATAAGTTTAGGTACAACATCTATACCTCCGATTCCATCCATGAATGGGTAGAATCTTGAAACAGGTCTTAAACCACCAGCTTGGAACTGAACGTTTCTTGAACGCATGAAAGTATCTGGTTCTGCACTAATGAATACCTCTTCAAGGAATGTTCTTGCAACATTTCCTGTTCTGTTTACAGTTCCACCAGGTAAAATTACGGTTCTAGTCCAATTATCTGTTGCAGGAGTCATAACGACTCTTCCAACAAATTCAACCATATTAAATGGGTTAACATTCTCTGATCTAGATGCTAATGGTTGTTCTAACCAATTTGTTTCATCATATCTTAGTGTAATTAGATCTCCAGTTTTTTGTACATTAGTATCAAGTAAAGTTAAATCTTCGCTAAGATCAGCACTCTCCGTATTAACATTAGCTGCAAATGCAGGTTCTAACTCTAATGAATAAACATCAATAGGTGTAAGTAATTCTTTATTTCTTCCATCTACAGATGCTTTTGCATCAAAGTTTCTGATTTGCATTCTACGATTATCTGCAAAATCATCAACAAAGAATCCAGACTTAAATCTGTTTAATCCTTGAGCATCCTGAACTTGTAAAGTAGATGTATTTAATTCAAGTAAACTTAATGAAGTTACAGTTTCTAGTGTATCAATTCTATCTTCTAATACACCAATATCTTTCATAGTAAATCTCTTGTTATCAATAACACTTACTTCAGCATCATCAGGATGGAAAAGATATGGTGGAAACTTGATAACCGCCAATGTCATAGAATCATTGATACTTGATGGTTCTTTTGGATTTTCAGCAGATGTTCCTTTAACAACAGAAATATTTCCTTCAACATCTAAAATAATTTTATCAATTCTTCCTAAGTAATATTCAACACCTAATACTGAACTTTCATTTGGTGCAGAAACTAATGTTGTATTTACACTAGATGATCCAAATGTACGACTTGCAAAATCAAAAGGAGATGCACTAGGAGCTGCAGTACTAAAATCAGCAACTCTTGGTCTGAAATCAAGAATATCAGTTAGTCTAGTACCATCCACTAATGATGGTACATCTTTACTATATCTTTCCTTAGAATAAGAATTAACAGTATAGAAATCTCCATTATCATTAGCAGGAACTACATACCTATCGCAAATTACTAACAGTTTTCTAGTGGGTGAAACTGCTTGATTATTCCTTACAAGTTTTGAGTAATCATAGTATTGCTCTTTCTGTCCACTATCAAGAGTAAATCTATCTGTAACATCAAGGTAACTACCTTGAGTTTTAGATTGAACTGAAGTTATAATCTGAGATTCTTCAAAAGTAACAGTTTCTCCAACTTGGAAGTTATTAGCATTTAAAGGAATATATCCAATCTCAGTAGTAGAAGGTCTAGTTACTACTTGTGCTACAGCATTACTCTTCTTACCAATTATTTTTTCTCCAACAATAGCATTTACATTTAAACCTAAACCACTAACGAATTGAAGTGTATTTAAAGTTGGAGTTTGTTTGTTTAAAGATTCATATACTTTATGAACTTTAACAACATCAGGTGTGTTCAAGGATATTTCTCTATCTTCTACTCTTAAACCATAGTAGAAAGTAGTTGATAATCCAGTTACTGCTGTACTAATTCCAGAAACGGACTTATCTATAACAATTTGATGACTTCTATCATATATTTTTTGCTTACTCTTTATACCTTGTCTTTTAATTGTATTAGTTACAGTTACGTTACTTTGACTTGGTGTAAGACCAGAGAAAGTAATTGTAGTTCCGTTTGAACCAAAACTAATTTGTGAAGAATTTAATGGTTCAAATGTACCATCAGTGTATGCAATACTGTAAGATTTATTTTCAAATGGTTCAAAGAAAGCACTTGAAAAACCTATATTAGCAGTATTTAAACTTAATACACCTGTTCCACTCGTAGATTTACCTGTTTCTTGATGTACGATTGTAAGTGTAGAATCACTTAAATCTACAGAAGCAACATTTGGAGAGGATAATTTAGAATATAAGAAAGCATCTTTCTCATTTCTAATTTTTGGTTCTCCTACTGCGAAGGTAGTTGTAACAGTATCAATACCAACAACACCACCATCATTAACTCCAGTTACTGTAGCCACACCAGTTAGAGTTAAGAATTGTAGATCTGTTGATACGGATGATACTCTAGCAAATGTTTCTGTTGTAAATCCATCTCTCTGATAGCGAATTATGCTATTAGTTGATATTCCACTAAAGGTTTGTCCTGCACAAGAAGCAATTCCTGTTGGTGAAATGGTAATTTTATCAGTAATTTTAAAGTTTCTTGGAGATACACTCTCAAGAACTGTATCTGCTGAGAAATCAGTGGTTATACCTCCTACACTTGAGAAAGTTTGGTATACTGATTTAACATCTTTTGTATTTTTTGCATCAATAGCAGTAATTGAACGAACATATTCTGTTCCTTCGTTAAGAGAAATTTGTTCTCCAACAATAAATTGTCCAGAAGTTTGAGTTAATGTTATTTCTAAGCTAGATGCACCAGGAGAAGTAACAACAAAACCTGTAGCACCACTACTTAAACCTTTTATGTAAGTTGAAGCAGGACAGTATCCAGATGAAACTGCAGCACTTAAAGTTAAAGTCGTATATGTTTGAACATCAAATAAGTAAAGATCAAATTGGGAACTATTATTAGTATATGAAACGTCTGCTAATGAAAAATTATAAACCCTTGCCTGTCCTATAGTTACACCATTTGCACCACCACTAGTGCTTTTTCTACGACTTTGTAAGGTTACTACATTATTAGTATTATTAATTCCTACAAATGGAACACCTTGAACATTATTAACTTTTAGTAAGTTACCCATTTTAAATGGGATAGATGCTCCTTGAAGTGTGGTCGTATCTCTAGGTTTATCTACATCTAAAATTGTTGTTCCTGCAAAATCAACATCATAACCTCTAACATATGCTGTTCCTGAAGAAACTCTAACACAAGCTAAGTCTTCGCTAGGATCATTAAGTTGCTCTGTTTTTTGCTCTTCAGTGAATATTCCATTATTTGATATCTTATCATTTAAACATTCTTCAACATCAATTGTAAAATCAGTTACTGTATAATCCCCAGACTCGTCGAAAGTTCTCTTTGCAAAGTAATCTCTAATTACAGAATATGTTGTTTTATCTTGTAATTTCTTTATCTCTCCATTAACTATTCTTATTAACTCTACAAAATTCTTATCATCAAAATCAGTTATTGCTTTTTTACCTAATTTTGCAGTTAATTTTAATCTATCTGCACCTGGTGCAGCGAAGTTAGAAAATCCTCTAGCGTTATCATATAAACTAGATTCATCTCCTGCAGAAACTAGTTCCTCATTTACAACTAATCCAACTCTATATGATGAATCGTTTTTATATGGATCAAGTATGATAGTATCTGTTTGAACACTAGCAAATACACCACGAATGAAATATATTCCATTAGATACATGCACTGCTGATGAAGTTGCTGTAGCATTTAAATCAAGAACAGAAGCAAAACTATCTCCTGCATTAATTGTAGTATTTCCGTAAGTTACTGCGTCTTCAGCAATTAGAGTTTCTCCATCTGAGAAAGGTCTAAATTGAAAATCTCTATTAGAATTGAGATATTTTACGTAAAGTGTTGGAAATTCTATACCATCAGTTGGTGGAAATACAACTTTTTGAATAGTTCCTGTTACACCAGATGTTCCACCAGATATTTTTTTACCTATAAAATTATTCAAATATATGTTCAAATCTAATCCAAAATGTGTTGGATTTATTTTTACTGCCTCAAAAAACCTATCATATGTAACTCCACCAGGAATTACCATAGATCCTTCTTTGAATATATGGCTACCAAATGATTCAATCTGACTTTGCAGTATTGATTGTAAAGTCGTTAATTCTCTTGCTTGGATAGGATATCCAGGTTTAAACAGAACTCGATAAAAGTTATTCGCCTTATCGAAATCATCATAATATGGATTTATATTTAAATTGGTCTTTTGTGGCATCTTCTTAGAACTCTAGAATAATCTTAATGTCTTCTTTTTGCCTTGCATCTCTAGTAACTAATGGTCTATTATCCAAATAAATTACATCACCCGACGTTTTATTTATCTCAGGTTCGGCAAGTCCCTTTGTAAATTGAATCCCAAGGTTAATATTTTTATTACCTTCTGGGTTTGTAGTGATTCCAGTAAATCCATTATCTATTTTTCCAGAAAATCCATTACTCGTAAAGATTTTTGGACCATCTGAATCAAAATTAAATCTTCTACCCTCACTAGTTACACCAATATAATCTTGTTGATTAAATTCTGTTGGGTGGTAATTTTGAGATCTGTCTTGGAAAAACTTAATAACTTTTGTAGTTTTATCATATGATGCAACGTATCCTTCGGCAGTAACATCATCGCCATCTACAGTAATACTTTGAGTTATTTTGTTACCAACAGTTAGAAAATTTTCTCCACTGATAGTTCCATCATCTAATAATTTAATAGCATTTGTGCCACTAAATTGATTATCATTAAAAACATTAGTAGAACTTCCCCTTAAAGGATTCTTAACTACTGAAATTTGTGCAAATTTGGTATCTGTTGGGAAATCCTTATCAGAATCATCAAATCTTGCATACAATAACACTCTATCAGTGCCTAATTCTTTATAAAGATCATGTCCATGACCCTTAGATGGTGGGATAATTGGTATTAACTTTGCGGGATTAGATATACTACCACTTGGTTGCACTGTTCCCAAATCAACCATTGCATAAGTATAACCTTTACCTCCAGAAGAAATAACTGCATCTGTTATTCTACCGAGACTATCAACAGTTATAACTGCTTTAGCACCTGTACCATCTCCAACGATGGGAACTTCTCCTCCTGCATAGTTTGCACCAGGATCCTCAATATAGATGTGTTTTATCTGGTTTTCATTTGCATCCGAATCACCATTCTCTCTAACTGCTTGAATTTGAGAGTCTGTTGATGTTGCCCAATCGTTTGGAACAGAAATATATTCTGTAGAATCAAATTTAATTATATCGCTTGGTGCAACAGTAAACAAATATTTCCAAACATACCCATCTCCACTCTCTCCTGCTTTAGATGGTTCTAAATCAGTGAAAAATGGTTCATCTTCTGAACCTTTACCAGTTGT